TCTAAGAGTTGCAAGCTGATGTTAACCCATGAAGTCAGGGACGCAAGCTACAAACATGACGGTTGGAATGAAATCGCTGAAGGTAAAAGACGCTGGAGCATTGCCGCCGATGGGCTTTTACTAATCAACCCTACAAACTTTAACATATTATACAATCTATATATATCTAATCGGACAACGGCGATATTGAAATTTAAAGATGAGGATAGTAATTACTGGCAAGCCAGGGGCTATCTGATGTCATTTGAAACTGAGGCCACTTACGAACAATCAACAACATATACAGTGACATTCCAGGGAACGGATAAGCTTTCTGTTTATTCACCTGGTCAAGTGGATTAACAATTTAAATCATTTAAAATGGCAACAACAGGATCAATTAACGGAACAAATTTGCTGGTCTATGTAAACGGAACGGCAATCGCAGGGGCGAAAAGTTGCAAACTGACAACCTCTCACGAAGTAAGGGACACCACCACGAAATCTTCAGCCGGATGGGGCGAAGTAAAAGAAGGTAAAAGGAAATGGACTATCTCATGCGATGGGTTGGTAGCTATGGACGCTTCAACTACGGCCTTTGATGACCTTTACACCCTCTTAATCACCAATCGGACAAAAGTTTCTTTGAAGTTTTCGTCTGAGGTAAGCGGAGACGCATGGTGGCACGGTGACGCTTATGCGGAATCTTTGGAAATGGATGCACCTCTGGAAGATTCGACAACCTTTTCAGCATCATTCTCGGGAACCGGAGTTTTAACCCAGGCAACACACACCTAATAGCTAAGTGTTGAGTATTAACCTTTAACACTTATCTATTATGGCTGCAACTGCGGGAATAATTAACGGTACTGACTTATTGATTTATGACGGGACACATGCGATAGCACATTGTACATCGTGTTCATTGTCTTTAAGTCAGGAAATGCGGGACGCTTCAACTAAGTCGAGCGCAGGATGGAAGGCCGTATTACCGGGGCAAAAGAGTTGGCAAATGGAGGTTCAGGGCTTTGTCGCCCTGGACGCTTCGTATAACTACGCTTATTTTATTGCCCTAATCGCAAACAAAACACGGGTAGCTCTCAAGTTTCGCACGGCCAACACCGAAGATTCTTACTATTCAGGATACGGCTACCTGTCAGGCGTTAATGTAGACGCTCCTAACCAGGGCAATACAACCTACACGGGAACCTTCATAGGGGACGGAGCAATAGCGGTTAACGTGGGAGGAATCGGCCCGATAACCTGGGAACCCCCGATCGACGGACAAACTTTAGCCCAGGGAGGCATGTACGACCTTACCACGAACGTACAGGTTGCACTCACCATCCCGGCTGTGGCAGGCATGTCTGAAACAATTATGATTAAAAACAGCTCCGCATCCGGCGAAATCCATATCACCTGCACCGACAACATGGACGGTCACACCGACCTGTATATATCAGCGGCGGGATATATCACTTTAATACCTAACGTGTCCGTTTGGGACGCCATTGGAAGTTATGCAGATTCAGAACCAACATGATAAAATACATCAAAATCGAAGGTAAGGAATATCCTTTCGTGATGTCGTTTTCGGCTATTGCGCTGTTTATGGACATGAAAGGACTGGCAGCCGATCAGGTTGCCACAGTGTTGACCCAGTTAAAACTAAGCGAAGTTCCGCTACTTCTTTGGTGTGGGATGAAAAAGGCCCACGAAAAGTTAAGTCAGGAATTTACCTTTTCGGTTACTGACGTGGAAAACTGGATCGACAACGAACCTTCGTTGGTAAGTGAGGCAATGGCTGTATTTAACTCCATGCAAGCACCACCGTCAAAAAAAAAGGCGAATCCCAGGCGGTGACTTTAGATAGCCTCATGTCTATCGGCATGGGTCAGATGGGAATGGGGCTTGAATTTTGGGACTTAACGCCCAGGGAGTTCTTTAACAAAATGGAAGGTTTTTTCGACCACCAGATGTTTTTACAGCGTCAGGAATGGGAGCGGGAACGGTGGTCGACTAACCTTCTTTGGAACATACAGGTTGACCAAAAAAATCGATTATCGTTAACTGAAATGTTAACCTTCGACTGGGAGCGATCAAAACCGAAAGATACAAAACCTATTACCATTGAGGAATTAAAGAAGCTGGAGGAGTTTTATGGCAATAAGTCTCGGAGTAAAGATTTGGGGTGACATAAAACCGCTTCTTACTGAACTTAAAAAATCAGAAAGAGAGTTAAAGAAATTCGGCAAAAATGCTGAAAGGATAGGCAAAGAATTATCTACAAGCCTATCGCTACCTATTGCCGGCTTTGGAGTTTTAGCTGTAAAGAACTTTGCGGATGCAGAGAAAGCCACGGCATCGCTCACGGCACAATTAAGGGCCAACGGGAAGGATGTTGACGCTACGCTGGCGAAGTACACCCGCTTTGCAGAGGAAATGCAAAGACTGACCACGGAAGAAGATGACGCCGTTAAAGGGTTCTTACAGCTTGCGGAATCAATGCAGTCACCCGACGCAGAGAAAGCTACAAAAGACGCTATCGGACTTTCCAAAGCCTTTGGGGTCGAAATGCCACAGGCAATAAAAATGGCAGTTCAGGCGCAGAACGGGCAATTCACGATGTTGTCACGGCTTAACCCTGCAATCAGGGCTGCTAAAACAAATGCAGAGAAGGCGGCTATTGCTCAGAAAATGTTTGCCGATGGGTTTCAGATAGCAACCGAACAGGCGAAGGTCGGACTTGGCCCCTTAGAACAATTAAAGAATCAGATCGGAAACCTTACGGAGAGTTATGGTAAGATAATCACAGAGGCTTTAATTCCTATTGTCGAAAAGATAAAAGGCTTTGCCGCTTGGTTGGATTCTCTCTCTGAAAGTCAAAGAAAGTGGATCGTTGGAATCTCCTTGGCCGTTGCAGCTATCGGGCCGTTGATTCTTGTAATCGGGAAAATAAGTACAGTACTATCGATAACCATAGGAGGGATAGGGAAGTTTATAACCGTAATGCGGGCCGTTCCCGCAGTCTTAGCGACTAATCCCTGGCTGGCACTTGCCGGGGCTATCGCTGCGGTCGGGGTAGCAGCATGGGCCGCCGGGAGGTATCTCTCAGGAATCAGAGACGATAATAAGTTTGCCGAACAGAACAAAAAAGAAACCGATCAGGCCACAAAAGATATTCAAGATTATGTTTCAGCCGATGCAAATGGGCGCAAACAGATCATTGACAATTTAAGAGTTCAGGCACAATCCTACGTTGATCTTTACAATAAGTCAAAACAGGTAGGCGACACAAAGGCAATGGAGCATTATTCCTTACAGGTCGCTAAGATCAACGTCCTGGTAGATGACATGAAAGAGGCTGTTAAGTCAGTTCCTAACATAGATTTAGGCGGGGATGTCGAGGAAAAGAAGGGTCTAATTACAAGGCTTAACGATGAAATCTCAAAGCTTGAAATCAGGTTACAGTCTGAGGTTGCAGCTAACAGCAAAAACGCTCAGTCAACTGCTAATTTAATAGCCGAAAAGAAAAGGCACGTCGAGGCTATTAAAGCGGAGGTTGACAGGTTAACCGGGGCAAAGAACATTGTATCTCAACTTTCGGATGAAGTTTCAAAGCTTGAAAACCAGTTACAGGATGAAATCGCTACACAGAGCGCAAATGCCAAATCTACTTCAGATCTTATTGCTCATAAAAAAGGTTACATCGAAGCGATCAAAGAAGAAGTTAAGTTACTGAGTGAACTTAACAAGATCGGCCCCCGAAAGACTGAGGATATACAGGTAGGTATCTCAGTAAAAGAGGACGGGAATATAGCTGAAAGCTTGCAGAAACATTCTCTTTCGGCGCAAAAGTTAAGAGAGGAACTTGTAAGACTTGAAAAACAGATCAATTCTGAGATTGATAGTAATAGTACGAATTATGAAACCATTGGAAACCTTACTCAGAAAAGAGACGAAACTACTGAAAGCTTAAAGAGAGAGCAAGCGGCAATAAGTAAGCTGTTAAGCTTCGCCAAAGAAGCTATTAATATTCCCGTAAAGGTAGATCAGCCCAAACTTGAAAAGATTAAACCCGATTCGGTTACTGTCCCGGTAGGCTTCGATAAAGAGGAATTGAAAATAGACCAGCCGGATCCTTTAAAGGTAAAAGTTGAACCTATTAAAGTTCCTGATATTAAGGTTGACACACCCGAAATAAATATACCCGTAACATACGATCAGGAAAAATTAAACATTCCAAAGCCTGACCCGATCAATGTTGATGTAAATTACAACCAAAGTAAGATATCACAGCAAAAGATTGATCCGGTAAAAGTTCCTGTCGACTACCAAAAGGGCGAAATCCCAAAGGCTGAAATCCCGAAAGTATCCGTACCTGTCGAATTTGAACTTCCCGAAATTGAGTCTCAGACCGAGTTAATCGACCTTATTAACCAACTGGATGAACTTCAAAAGGCTTATGATAAGACTGTCGAGGAGCAAGGTGCAACGTCCGAAAGTGCTTTAAAGTTAGGCACGGATATTAACACTCTTATTGGGAAGGTACAAAAGCTTAAAGA